GGAAAGATGGCAGGAATATATGAGCAGATGCAAGAAAGATGGCCTCCAGTCATCACTCCAAGGTTCCACAAGACAAATGGAAAGCCTATCAAAGACTCCGTTGATACTTTCAATCCCGGAAGTAGAAAGCAGATCGGAGAAAAGCTGATGGAGCTAGGATGGAAGCCTAAGGACTTTACTGAGAAGGGACAGCCCATTGTCGATGAATCAGTACTGGCTAAGGTTAAGATTCCTGAGGCTCAGATGATCGCTGAATACTTGATGCTGCAGAAACGTGTAGCTCAAATTGAAAGCTGGTTAGAAGCTGTTGGTAAAGACGGTAGAGTTCACGGTAAGGTGATCACGAATGGGGCTGTAACTGGTAGGATGACACACAGTAGTCCTAACATGGCACAGATTCCCAATGCAGGTAGTATCTATGGCAAAGAATGTAGAGAATGTTGGACTGTGGAGAGCGGTAATGTATTGGTTGGTTGTGACGCTAGTGGCCTTGAGCTGCGTATGCTTGCACATTACATGAAGGATGAAAGTTATGTTAAGACGGTCACTGAAGGATCATCAAAGGATGGAACTGATGTACACACGCAGAACCAGAAAGCTGCAGGTCTTGAGACAAGGGATCAAGCCAAGACGTTTATTTACGCATTCCTATACGGTGCAGGGCCAGCTAAGATTGGTTCCATTGTCGGTGGTAATGCTAAAGCGGGAGAGAAACTTATCAATGCCTTTCTCAAGAACACTCCCGCCTTACAACGTCTTAGAAATACGGTTAGTAGATATGCGGGTAAGGGCTTTGTACCGGGGCTTGATGGTCGCAAGATATGGGTACGCAGTGAACACGCTGCCCTCAATTCGCTCCTTCAAGGGGCTGGGGCGATAGTGATGAAGAAAGCTTTAGTACTATTTTATGATAAGACTAAGGCTAATAAGTGGCCTGTTAAGCTAGTAGCTAATGTCCATGATGAATTTCAGTTGGAAGTTCCTAAGGAATATGCTACAATAGTAGGTGAGGCTGCAAAGGCAAGTATCGTTGAAGCTGGTGAACACTATAAGCTTCGTTGTCCACTAGACGGGGAGTTCAAAATTGGTGCAAACTGGCGTGAAACACATTGAGAAGAATCAGATCCTGTTTAATGTTGAAGGTGAGACTTTCAAGATTAAGATAGGTGAGGATCTAGATCTTGAAGAGGTGTATACAGTGCTTTTATCGGCATTGTGTTACTTGGAAGATCTAGCTGGAGGAGTCGTAGTTCCTCCTAATAATGAACTACACTGACGTTTACTTTGTAAACATAAAACCTAAAGGAAAATGAAATGAGTATTGATAGCATGAAACCCGTTAAAGTTGCTGGTGAATTGTTTTGGGCTGGTTGGATGAAAGACTACAACAAGAAGTTCAATGACGATAACGATAAGTATGAGTGCACATTGGGACAATTGAGCGATGCTGCAGCAGCTAAGCTTGAAGAGTTGGGCATCAAGATCAAAGAGAAAGACACAATGGGTAAGTACATTGTTGGTAAGTCTAAGTTCTTGTTTGAGCCTGTGGATGAAGAAGGTAATCCTGTGGATGTGTCTAAGATCGGTAATGGTACTAAGTGCTTTGCATTGGTGTCTTCATACCGCCACAAGATGTCAGCTAAGTTCGGTGCTGCACCATCCATCAAGAAGCTAGTGATTACTGAATTGAAGATTTACTCTCCTGAGGGTTCACCTGAGGAAGAGACAGCGGATGATATCCTCTAAGAGACCTACAGAGGCTATTGTAGATGCTGACTTTTTAGTATACAAAGTTGGCTTCTCCAATGAGGATGAAGAGGAACGGTGGGCATTAAATCGACTCACAGAGTGGTTTACAGACATAATCTATATGCGCTTGAAGTGTGATGACTACAGAGCTTGGATTACAGGTAAGACTAACTTTAGATTTGAGGTAGCTACCACAGTTCCTTACAAGGGCAACCGTAAGGATGCACCTAAGCCTAAGCATTATGATGCTCTCAGAAACCATCTACTAAAGCTCGGTGCTAAGATGTCAGAAGGTGAAGAGGCTGATGATGCTGTAGGCATAGCATCCACTGAAGGTAACTACTGGATTGTTCACGTAGATAAGGATCTAGATCAGTTACCGGGATGGCACTACAATCCTGTAAAGGATGAAGAATACTATGTTACTGAGTTTGAAGGCTTGTACAGTTTCTACAAACAGATACTGACAGGTGACAGGGTTGATAACATAGAAGGAATCAGAGGTATTGGCCCTGTAAAGGCTGATAAGATCTTAAAAGACTGTACAACTGAAAAGGAACTGTATGACGCTTGTATCAAGGCTTATGATGGAGACTCTGAAAGGGTACTGGAGAACGGGAAACTATTATGGTTAAGAAGACAACCAAACCAGATGTGGCAACCTCCTTCAGTCTCGCAGGATCAGTCTGGTACGTAAACTACGTGGTGCACATGGAAGATATGGGTAAGTGTGATCCTGAGAAACAGATCATCAGTATCCGTATGGACATGAATAAGCAAACTACTGAGCAAACCTTCTACCATGAGTTAGTTCATGCCATTATGTTCACAATGGGTAGACTAAACCACGATGAAGAGTTTGTAGATACTTTTGGAGCTTTGCTGCATCAGTATCAGATTACAAAGGTGTCACATGAAACCTAAACGCAAGAAACCTCTATCTGTACGTCAAGTAGCTTTGAAGCATGGATTCAGGTCAGGTTTAGAAGACAAGATAGCAGATAACTTTACAGCCTTAGGCATTCCATTTGAGTATGAGAAATTAGTTATAGATTATATTCAACCTGCTAAGGCTAGAAAGTACACTCCTGACTTCGTACTTCTGAACAACGGTATCATCATCGAGAGCAAGGGAAGGTTTATCACTGCAGACAGACAAAAGCATCTAATGATTCAAGCGCAGTACCCTGAGTTAGATATTAGATTTGTCTTTAGTAACTCTAAAGCTAAGCTTTCAAAGCTAAGTCAGACAACATACGGTATGTGGTGTGATAAGCATGGGTTCAAGTATGCAGACAAAGATATTCCATCAACATGGTTAAAGGAAAAGGGATCTAAGTATGTTAAACAAACTAATTGAAGTACTTGAGAACTCGCAGGAAGCTAAAGCTGCTTGGTATGACCTTGCAGATGCTATCACTGTAGAGACTCTCAAAGAGACTTACCTCAACACTCTCAACGGTGGATTCAGTAGCCATCCTGAGGACATTGCTGGCAACAAAGAAGTCAATGCAGCTATCGCTGTGTGTCTTAAATACTTTATGTACATCGCTGATGCTGAAGAGTTCTTAAAGGAAGCTGAGCATGAACGTCAATCTGATTAAAGAGCATGAGAATGGTGATGCTACATATCAGTTTGACTTAACTGCTAGTGAAGCTCAAGCACTCCTCACCTTCGGTATTCTAGAAGCCATCAAAGCTGGACTACGTGAAGGTGAACGATTAACAGTTGAAGGGGATGATATTGAAAATCTTAGTAATACCTGACTGTCAAATTAAAGAAGGTGTACCTTTAGAGCATCTTACATGGGCTGGTAAAGCCATTGTAGATTACAAGCCTGACGTAGTTGTGAATCTAGGTGACTTTGCAGATATGCCAAGCCTTAGCAGCCACGACATCAAAGGCAGTAAGTACTTTGAAGGTCTACGCTACAAGAAGGACATTGAATCTGCTAAGGAGGCCATGAAGATCTTGTTGGCTCCATTGAGAGATGCTCAGAAGGCTCAGAAGGAATCTAAACACAAGGTCTACAAACCTCGTATGGTTCTAACTCTAGGGAACCATGAGAATCGTATTGATAGAGCTGTTAACAATAATCCAACTCTAGAGGGTTTGATCTCAACTAAGGACTTAGACTATGAGAAAGACTGGGAAGTTCATGGTTTTCTACATCCTGTTTTTATCAATGGTGTGGGCTTTAATCATTACTGGCCTGTGGGAGCTATGGGTAGACCTGCTGGTGCTGCTAGTGCTATTATCAACAAGCTTCATATGTCTTGCGTTGCTGGTCACCAACAAGGTAAACAGATCGCCTATGGTAAACGTGCTGACGGTAAACCTATTTGCGCTATCATTGTTGGTTCTTACTATCTACACGATGAGTCTTATATGGATCAGCTTAGCAACCGTCATTGGCGTGGCTTACTAATGATGAATGAAGTACATGACGGACACTTTGATGAGATGTTTTTAAGTGTTGAGTATTTAGGGAGGAAGTATGGGTGATAAGTTTGACGATAAATGTAAATCTTGCTTTTACAGTGAGCTAGATTCTAAGATTCATCCTTGTAATCACTGCTTTGAGCATGATAAGTGGGTTAATCGAAATATGTACATTAGAGAATCTTCTATGCCTCTTAATCAAGCTATCAAGGAATGGGTTGACTGCAAAGAGGAAGAGGATGTAGTTAACAGACCTCCTCACTACACTGAGCATCCATCAGGTATTGAATGTATCCAGATTACAGAGCACATGGGCTTTAACTTAGGAAATGCAATCAAGTATATCTGGCGTTGTGATCTGAAGAAGGATGCCATTGAAGACCTTAAGAAGGCCAAGTGGTACATTGACAGAGAGATCAGCAAGCGTGAAAAACATCACATTTGAAGAACTGAAAGAGGCTCTCAAACGTTTAGATGAGGTCACACTCTTGGAACTGTTAGGACTCCAGAGTGATGATCTTGTCGATAGATTTGATGATGTAATTGAGAATAAACAAGAATATTTAATAAAGGAACTAGAATAATATGACAGCTATGACACCATATCAAGAGTACATTGGTAAGAGCAGGTACTCACGATACCTTGACGATCAAGGCCGACGAGAGCATTGGCCTGAGACAGTCAACCGCTACTTTGAGTTCATGACTAAGCACTTGAAAGAGAAACATAACTACACCATTCCAGCTGATATGCGTACTGAGCTGCAGAATGCTGTAACCAACTTGGAAGTTATGCCTTCAATGCGTAGCATCATGACAGCTGGTGATGCCTTGGAGCGTCAGAATATTGCAGGTTATAACTGCTCATACTTGCCCATTGACGATCCTAAAGCCTTTGATGAGGCTATGTACATTCTCCTGTGCGGTACAGGTGTAGGCTTTAGTGTGGAGCAAAAGTATGTATCTAAGTTACCTGAGATTCCAACTGAGTTGTACAATAGTGGCACTGTCATTAATGTTAAGGACTCCAAAGAAGGCTGGGCTAAGGCACTGCGTCAAGTCATCGCCTTACTGTATGCTGGCGAGATTCCAAAGTGGGACGTATCCAATGTACGACCTGCAGGTGCTAGGCTCAAGACCTTCGGTGGACGTGCAAGTGGCCCAGAACCTCTTGTCTCATTGTTCCACTATGTCGTTGGTAAATTCAAAGGGGCAACGGGCCGTAAGCTCACTTCACTTGAAGCGCATGACATCCTCTGCAAGGTGGGCGAGGTAGTTGTTGTCGGTGGTGTTCGTCGTAGTGCCATGATCTCATTGTCAGACCTGAGTGATGACCGTATGGCTCACGCTAAAGCTGGTAACTGGTGGGATGGCAATGGTCAACGTGCCTTGGCTAACAACAGTGCTGTGTATGATGTCAAACCTGCTGTAGGCCACTTCATGCGTGAATGGTCAAGTATTTATGAATCACACTCAGGAGAGCGAGGCATCTTTAATCGTTATGCAAGTGAACTTCAAGCAGCTAAGAGCGGACGTAGGGAGTTGGGTAAAGAGTGGGGTACAAACCCTTGCAGTGAGATTATCCTTAGACCTTATCAATTTTGTAATCTGTCTTCTGTTATTGTTCGTAGCAGCGATAGTGTGGATACTCTACGGAATAAAGTGCGTCTGGCTACTATTCTGGGGACTTTTCAATCGACGATGACTCACTTCCCGTACCTGCGTAAGGTGTGGCAGACAAACACTGAAGATGAGCGTTTATTGGGTGTATCAATGACAGGTATCTTGGATAATGTCTTGTTGAATGATCCTGATAATGCTGAACTACCCGTTATCTTGGAAGGACTGAAGAATGTTGCTATTGACACTAACGCTAAGCTGGCTGATGCTATCGGGATTAACCGTAGTGCTGCCATCACTGCAATTAAGCCAGAGGGCACAGTCTCTCAGCTTACAGGCACTGCTAGTGGCATCCATCCTCAGCACAGTCAGTACTTTATTCGTCGTGTACGCTCTGATAACAAAGACCCTCTGACTGATTTCTTAAAGTCTCAAGGATTCCCAGCTGAGCCGTGTGTGATGAAGCCTGATAGCACTACAGTGTTTAGCTTCCCAATGCGAGTTGAGAAAGGTGCTGTACTGCGTGAAGACTTGAATGCTATTCAACACTTGAAGCTGTGGTTGCTGTTTCAGCGTCACTACTGTGAGCATAAGCCTTCAGTAACTATCTCAGTGAATGAGAATGAATGGCCTGAAGTTGGTGCGTGGGTGTGGAATAACTTTGATGAGATTACAGGTGTGAGCTTCTTGCCTATGGATGGAGGAACATACCGACAAGCTCCTTATGAGTCCATGACTGAATTTGAGTATCACGACATGGTAGCTAAGATGCCATTAGGTATTGACTGGGACAGCTTCATTGAGCGTACAGACAATGTTGAAGGTACTCAGACACTGGCTTGCACTGCTAACGGATGTGAAATCTAAGATGATTACAGTTTACACAAAGGATAACTGTCCAGCTTGTGTATCTTTGAAGGCTGCTCTCACACAAGAGGGTAAGCCTTTTAAAGAGATTAACATCGGTAGAGACATTACAAGGGAAGACTTCATGAATAAGTTTCCATATGTACGTACAGTACCTTTTAAGGTCATAGAAGGAGAGACTATATGACTCTTGAGTTTGAAACTAAAGCTGGTCTGGTGTTTGGCTTAGAAGCTGATCAACTGTACATCATGGACGAAGACGATAACATGGGAGACGATCCTGTACCTGTTGTCTATCTACACATAGGATTTATCACTCTAGCATTTATCATGGACTAGAAACTTAAAAGCCCCAAAGGATCACTCCTAAGGGGCTTTCTTATTAGCTCAGTACGTGTAGAGCATGATTAATGTGCTTTATTCGATCCTCTAGACCAATCGTACCTCCATTGATACGCTTAGTCATCGTTACGAAGTCACCACTGTCAGCATACTGGTTAAGCTTATGTGTTTGCCAGAACCATCCAGCTGTTTGAGCTGCATACATAGGTGTACGAACTAACTCAGGTTGCATCACAAAGTCAACTCCTAAAGCTTGACCTGCGTGATAGAAGTTGCTATGACCAGTCAGCTGAAGAAATCCGGATCCACGGAACCTGTACCCATCACCTGAAGCTTCATCACGATTACCCATACGATTAGAGTAAATCCTGTTGGCAATCTTCTGTGGCTGTTTCTCGTAGGCTGCAGCCTCCTCAGGAGTGAAACCCCACTGACGCTTAGGTGTCTTAGGAAAG